GGGCTGCCCTCTCCCCGTAGAACGCTCCGATCGTCCAAGTCGTTCACAGCCCGCCCATACTCACGAAACAGGTCGTACAGGCGCACGATCAGCCTGCCGAGGTCACCCAGTGGCAGCCTCGGGTCGCTAGCCACTTTCATCGCGTTCCGTCCGGCTGCACGTCCGCGTTCATGCCGACGATCTCCGTGTCACCCGTGAACGACAGCCGCAGCCGGTGCCACCGGGCTACCTGCGTCACGTCGAATTTCCCATCGTCGGCACTCGTCGTCTCGCCCTGCGTCAGCGCATCCCCGGTATCCCGGTAGTACGCCGTCAGCGAAGCCGACGAGGGCGACTTCGCATACCGCAGCCTTGCCCGGCGCAGCAACGAATACGTGTCGTCGTCGCCGATGTCCCCTGTCGTGATCGACGAGGACTCCGATACACCGGAGAGCGACCGCAACAGATGGTCTGTGTCGATGATCGACGGCAACTCGGACTGCGACAGCCAGAACGGCGAGTCGTAGGAGTTCGACAGCACCGAGTCGTAGACGACCCCGGTCAGCGCACCCGGAGAGTCGTAGGTGATGAGCGGCGAGACGTAATCCACCAGAGCCTCGACCGCCCGATCCGCCCGGCCCCATGTTCCAGCCTGCACGTTGAACACGATGCAGCGCGTCGGCTCCGTACCAGTCCCGACGAAATACCACCGGACCAGTCCGTTGATCCGGTCGAAATTCCCGAGCATCTTGTAGAGATACGCCGGGCTGGCGTTCGACTGGAACCATTTCTTGACCGGCGAGCGCAGCGGGACAGGACGGGAGCCGTCGAACCGATAGAAGTCGTCCCCGCCCCACCAGTACAACGCGCTTCCGTCCGAGACCACCGACCCCTGAGAGAACGCGCCCACATCCCCCGGCACCTGCTGCCAGGCCCAGATCACATCCGGCCCGACGTACTGGCCGACGTACATGGAACGTGCCTTGAAAGCAACCAGAATCGCGCCCAACGCCTTGAACGCGGTGATTGGTCCCGGAGTATCCAACAGCCTCGCCCGCGCGCTCTGGGTCGCGACAGCCGGCGTCCAGTCGGTATGGTCGTACAGCGCCGAGCACCACCACCCGTCGGCGTGCGGGTAGCCGGCGTCCGAGATGTTCGCAACGATCACGAACCCGCTGCACGTCTCGACGAACTTCGCCACCGGCATCGCGGCCAGTGCCGAGAACGCCCCCGACGTGCTTACCTGCGGGTCGTCGGCACCGTTGACGGCGATCGTCACGTCGCCGAACTGGCGAAACTCCCACCGGCCGTCGGCCGTCGTCGCATAGGCCGTGGCGCTACGATCCGTCCACGCGGCAGACCCAGCTTCATACAGGTGCGTCTCTGTGCCGGCGAACAGCCGTTTCGTGCCGTCCAACTTGGTCACGAGCGCCGCGCCGAGGCAGGCAGAGGCCAGCGCAGGCAGGTCGGTGGCGACCGCCGCAGGGGCGGCTTTCATGCCGCGCTGGCTCGGCTCGAACATCTCCACGTCGGTCAGGATGCCGGGTGTCGTGGCGTCAGCGTCGGGCGCCCAACCGAGGAAGGGTTGAATCGCCATTTACGCCGTCCTGATGACCATCGCTGAACCGCCGAACCGCCGGTTCACGTCGCCGCGCTTGATCGCATCCCACTCGCCTTGCAGCAGCCCCGTATACCGCTCGATCCCACGATCGTCCTTCGTCCAGATCGCCGCGTTGCGCAGGCACGCGTACAGGTACAGGTTCGGGTGCGCGTTGATCAGCCAGTTCGTCGGAGACAGCGCAGTCAGCGCCGGCACCTTCGCCCAATAGTGGATCGTCAGCGGCACCTCACCAGACTGGAACGGCAGCACGTCATCCCCGAACCCGTCGATTGCCGGGTCGTCAGCGCCCAGGTTCGGCAGTAGTTCGATGTACAGGCCCCGCAACGTGTACGCCTTCGATTCCCCGGTCGGCGACGACGTTCTCCACGCCGAGATGAACTCAGGCGTCGCGTACGTCAGGTTGCTGATCGTCGTGCCCAGGTACTCGACGGCGCGCATTTCCAGAAAGTCCGCCGGCAATGGCGTGTAGCGCGTGTTGCAGACCAGTTCGGCGACCGTCTCCTGATCGACCGTCCGCAGTCGCGTGTTGAACTCCGCCTCGGCCAGTTGGATAAACGTGTCGGCCTGCGCGGCAACGTCCGATCGGTGCGCCCACGAGGTAATCGCTGCGGTGAGTTCGCTGTAGTTCATATCGTCACCACGTACTGGTTATGCCACTTGCCTGCAGTGGACATGTCCTGCGCGAGGTTGTTCACCACCACGTTGACCGTCTGGCCGGTGTACCCCGCAGACAAGGTGATCTCGAGCAACCCGTCCGCGTCAGTCGTGGCCGTCCCGGTTGCGATCAACTCGTCCTCGGCGTTGATGATCCAGTAGTCGAACGACATCGCACCCATGATCGCGCCGCCACGCTTGATCGTGATCGAGATCGTCGTCGGAGCCAGCCCTGACGTGCCAATGAACGTGTTGGCCGCGAACGTGCGCAGCCCGAACGTCTGAGCGGCGAACATCAGTCCAGATCCACCGCGACCGACGAACGATCCGACCCGACCAACGTCACCGTCGCCCGGATCTTGTGAGCCGCCACCGCAGCCAGGAACTTTTCGCTGTTCGTGTCGGCCCCTTCAGTCTGCCCGACGAGCACCGCGCAGAGCAGACGCAGCGCCTGCCGTGGCGTCATGCCGGTCTCGATCCCGTCGGCCAGGTCGAGTAGCGCCGTCGTCATGTTCGCTGGCGAGCAGCTCGATACCGCCGCGTCGAGGTTTGTGAGCCCGAGCGAGGTCGCCGAGTACGGGTCGAACGCGACGACGTTGACCGTGCGCACGTCGTTGTATATGTCCGCTTTGGCGATCCTGATCGACACCTCGCCGACCGTATCGCACTCGCCTGCGGTCAACTCGTACTTGAACAACCCCGTAGCGATGTGCGTCGCAGTGCCGAGCGAGTCCGCCTCGGCTCCCCCTGCCTTGCTCACGCGAAGGTCGGCACCGGCCAGTGCGCCCGTGTAGACGGCATCGTCCGTGCTCTGCACCGCCGTGAAGTAGACCGTGCGCCTCGCTGCCGTGGCTTCGGATTGCTTGATGAGCATTGCTCAACTCCAGAGTTTCGCGCCGCGACGGCGACGGATTTTGCTTGCGGGCGTGGTGGCGAACGACTTCGACGCCCACGCGTTCTCGCCGCCGCTGAGTTTTGCGAACCACCGGCCGGTTGACGGCAACGGCAGGCGGCCAGGCGGGTCTGGATCTGGCGGCGGCGTCGTATCACCAGGCGGCTCTGGCGGCGGGTTCGCAGCAAGTTGCGCCTGCGTGATGTTGTAGTTCGGCGACTTGTTGTACGGCCACTTCGGCGTCCAATTGCCCCACGGCGGCGGCGTGTCCGCCTCGTAGTTCCACAGACCGTCAGCAGTCGTGCAAGTCACCCACGTCCAGTCATTCGACCTGATCGTTTTCCACTGCGACGAATTAGCGTCGAATCGGCCGTACGGATAACCCTGGCCTAGCGTGTCGCTCGTGACTCCCGCATCGCTGATGTAGCGCGCACCTGGGTACGGAACCGAGTTCGGGTCGTTGCCGATCTGCGTGACGAAGTGACTCGCTGCGCGGTCATCGACACCGCCCTCGTTCCACAGCGCCAGCCGTACCTGCGCCCCGAATGAAATCGCCTTCATTTGTGCAAACAGTGACCGATTGATCGCGCCGTGAAACGCAACGCCGCTGGAACCGTCCCAATCCGACGGCCACAGTTCGTATCCACGCCGACCAGCCTGCGTCTCCCCCGGCAACATGATCGCCGGACCCGGCTGAACGCGCAGGATTCCACCGGGCAGCTTCGTCTGCGTACCCTGAACACCCGATGCGTCGTCCGACCCGATGACCCGCTTTCCCCAAGCCGGCAAGCCGACAAAGGCCCATTGCCAGACGTTGTTGGCGTCGAGCACCTGGCAATACATCTTGCGCACTTCGACGCAGGCATTGACCGAAGCATGGCCGTAGCCGGCATACACCAGAACCCAACTGATGCTCGACGCGAAGTTGTTGACGAAATACTGGTTGTGGCCGGTCATTGCCGCTTGAATGCCGGCGAAGCTCGACACCCTCACCTGCGACGCACCTGCGTCATAGCTGTTGCGCAGGCGCGTTCCGTCCATCATCGCAAGATAACCGTCGGCCATGACGTGACCATCCCACGTCCCGGTCATGTCTGCGGTCAGCGTATCGACCCAAGCCATTACACGGCCTCCACGACACCGGCAACGAGTCCGCTCGTGTCCGTGCCGTTGCTGAACACCCCGTAGACCACTTCAGTGTCAACCAGACCTGACGGCAATCCCGTCGTGATGTACATGGTGCCTGCCGTCGCGTCACCCGCGAGCGTGTCGAAGAACTGGCAAGTCGTCCCGACCGCATCCGGCAGGCCGCCGAAGAACACGTAGCCCTCGATGGCCGTGTCTGCACTGGTGAACGTCGCCGGGTCGAACGTGAACTTGAGTCGGAACGCCGACGTATCCAGCGCATACGCGGCAATCGTCGCCGCTGCGCCGTTCGTCGCCGTGCTGTACGTCCAGACCGCCTGCGCGGCTGCACTCGTGTCGATTAGCCTCTTCGCAGCGCCGAACGCGTGAACTCCGTTCGTGCCATTTGAGTTCGACGCCAGCGCATCCCACCCGGTTGGACTCCCGACGCCAGACGCAAACGACGCGAACCCGGAGAACGCCAGTTGCGTCGGGCTCAACGTCGCGGTTGTCGAAGTCACTGAGGAACTGCTGATCCCGCCGCCGGTCTGCACGCCAGCGCCGGTATACGATGCGATCCCTTCGACCTCAGCGACGTACGCAAACCCCCTGTTGTTTGCCTCTGTCCGCTTCGGGTCGATAGTGACTGCAATGTGCGTTGCCGGCGCAGCGTCCGCAGCAGCGATGCAATCGTGGATCTCCGACCAAAGGTCGCCCGTTGCCGTGTAGTCGCCGGGAATCCGAAATCCGGCCGTCCTGCGGGTGATCGTGTGCGACTTGTTGTCGGTGATCGTGTTTATGAGCGAGTCGGAGTAGCCCTTTAGGTAGTGCTGCCAGCTCAGGACAATGACCAGCGAATTGCCCGGCGTGAAGTCGTTGTCGAGCGTAATAACGAGGTTCCCGGCCGTGTCCGAGACGTACCCCGTTTTGCTCTGGATAATGTCGCCTGCGGCCATTCAATTCTCCAGTCTCGGAATCCAATCAGCGACAACATGCCAAGGCCGTGGAAGCCCGTGGAAGCACACAACCTGCGTGCCCTCGGGCAGCCCCTGCTGGCAATGCGCCTTGAACGAAACCACCCGCGCCACGTCCTGCCACTTCTGCGCGTCGCCAAGGTGCTTCTGTAGAAACGCCTGGTCGCCCTCGACCGTGTGCCGGCGCATGTGCAGCCCCGGACTACGCATGAAGTCCTCGAATACCCGCGACTTGTCCTTCTGCGCGATGTACATCAGCCCCGAGCCCATCGTCTCTGGGTAGTAGAAGTCCCGCAGAACCGTCGTCCTGTCCACCTTCGGCACTTCGAACACGACCGTATCGAGGTCGAAGTACATGAGGTCGCCGGGGATCATGCTCGGCGAAAACACGTTCATTTTGATCCACCAGCTCGGCAGGTCCATTTCTGGCTTTATGGTGGTTACGCCGGGGATCGGCGATGCCGATATGCAAACTATGTCCGGAACCTGTTTAGCGAGCCACCTGACGTGTTCCGGACCAAAATCACCGCCTAACTTCAGGGCGCAGACTTTCGTTGCCTCGCGCGTTGTTTTGAAGCTTTGTTCCTCGCACGATGACAAATCTTGCATCTATGAAGCTCCGTTCTTCCGTCTGATCGTTTCACGACCGAGAAGTTCTCTTCTATGTACGGATGCCCGTTCTTGCACCCACGGGCTATAAACCCCCGACGAAGGTTCTCGGCTCTAGTTACTATTTCAAGGTGATCGGGATTGATGCACCGTCGGTTTCTGCACAAATGGTCTAAGTCAAAACCAGTAGGGTCCGGCTTCCCCATAAACAACCAGAAAGCGCGGTGTGCTGTCATCAGCCGCCCACGGAAACCTACCTGCCCGTATCCGTTATTAGTAGCGCACCCCGTCCAGACCATGCAGCCCGTTTCCTGGTCTATGGACACTTTGTCCATAAATTTGCGCAGTCTCGTCTCTCTGTTTTCCTTGTACGGCATAACCTTTCCGCTTGGTTGAAAGGTTATATTTTACCACCACCAGACCGCAGACGTTCACCGAATTCATTAAGGACGCTCGAAATGTTGTCGCAGCGCGCCGGCAGCGTGAACTCCGGTTCGTCTACCGTGGAAAGCGGCATCTCCACCAACCCGACCGACTGCGCATGATCGTGAAACTTGATTCCGTCTCCCGCCAGTTGCGTGCTGAACCTCGCCCAAGCAGCCGGAATCCCGTATGCGTGCGCCGAGATGATTCCGTGCAGCGAACTCGATACCACTCGCTTGCACCGCCACAAGCTCCGAAGAATCGTCATCGGATCGCCTAGCGGGTTGATGACGAACGGATACTTGCAACGGGCTAAGTCGACGTAATGCGCGAATACGCCTAACTCCTGATCCGGCTCGACCGTCCTCGGGAAGATCTGCGGCAGCAACAGCGCCGGGTCGCCGTACACCTCCGGGCACACACCCCCTGACTTCCTCACCTTCTCGCCCGTCAGCGGCCCGCGCACCCAATGGAACTTGGCGCCGGGGTTGATTCGGTCGCTCGTGTCGATCGCACCAGACCCGAGTACATCCATGCCATCCGTCGCAAAGCGGATAATCGAGCCCGTCGAAATCGCGTCGCACTGGCCTTGATCGGCCCACCGATGCGCGATGCCGAAGTGATGGAGGATGTGCGGAGTCAGGATGTCGCCGAAGTTTCCAGGCGACGGTTCGCGCGACCACCAGACCCTTAGCATCTAACCAGCCTGTATACCCTCTGCGCCTGCCACCAACAGGCTTGATCGACGCACATGCCAGCGGCGGCAAACTCGGATTCCAACTGTTCCAACGTCAGCAGCTTGTGGCCCTGATGCCCGCGGCTGTCCATGTACGACACCGCCCACACACGGCCCACCGGCGCGACCCGGCGAATCACCGCAACGGGGTCGCTTACGTGCTCAAGAAGCCCTGCCATTGCGACGCCTTCGGCCTCTGGCAGATCGCTCGCCGACCACTCAGAATCAAGATCTACCAGCATCGCGTCGTCAGACAGGCTGACGCAATCCAGCGGGATGTACCGCCCCGTGACAAACTGCCGCAGCGTTTGCGTTCCTGCGCCCATATCCAGAACCGAGCCGCAGCCGGCTAGATACCCGCCGACGATGGCCGACCGCTCGATCCAGTTTGGCAAGTAACTCTCAGGCGACGACCAGCGGGCCAGATCGGGCATACTCTTTGGTGAACCTGGACACCGCCGCCTTCCAATCTTCGTCTGCACGCTTCCGAAAGATCTTCATGTCCGCGTACCACGGCATGTCGTCTCGGTTGAACATCCATTGAGGCATTTCCGGCGTCAGGCACCATGTCGGAACACCAAGCGAAGCCGCCATGTGCAGAGCCGTCGTCGGCACGCCAATAACCATATCCAACGCCCCGATGATCCCGGCCGTCTCGTCGTAGTCCCGCGCCATCGTCGCCCGTTCGAACCACCGCACCGGCAAGCCCGACTCGGCGATCTCTGCCGACGCGTCCCGGTACTCCAGGCAGACGAACGTCGCATCGACCGATTCGATCAGCGGCCGGAATCCTTCGATGCCCGCCTGCCTCAGCCCAGATTGCGTCAGGAACGTCCCGCCCGACCAGGCCAGGCCGATCGTGCGGCCCTTGAGGATCGCCTTCCACTGAGCCACCCGCTCCGGGTCAGCTTTAAGAAACGCATCGCGCGGGAAGTCCGAATCGCGCCTGCGATAAAACATGCCGAGGTCGGCCAGCGAGACGTGCGCGTCGGGTTTGTGCTCGGCCAGCCACTCGACTTGTTCCGACTTCCTCGTCCCGTAGACGCGAATATTCGTGTCTGCGAACGAGCGCCGAAACAGCCCCTCGAGCCTCGCATCGCAGTCGAACACGACCGTCTCGCACGACCGCGCAGCGTCCAGCAACATGCGCGAGTAGCAGATCTCATCGCCCAACCCCTGCTCGCCCGTCACCACCAGGCACCCTACCGGCTTGCCATCCCACTCCGGCTCGTCCCCGTACACCACCGGCTGCCTGAACCTGCCGCCCAAAGCCTTGTGATACCCATCCCATCCACGGCCCCAATCGCCCCGTGCAAGCGACGCAAAGCCGACGTTGATCCACCCTGCCGGGGCTTCGGGATCGAGCTCCACAGACCGTTCTGCGGCCTCTAGCGCCTCGTCGTAGCGCGCCTGGTTGATCAGGCTCACGGCCAGATTCGCCCACGCCCCTGCGTACTGCGGGTTGATCGACAACGCACGCCGAAACGACGCCTCGGACTCGTTGTACAGGTGCAGCTCGTCCGCAGCCCGGCCGAAGTTGTTCCAGACCTCCGCGTGACGCTGATCGACCTGCAACGCCCTCCGGTAGAACTGGTACGCCAGTACCGGCTTTTCGACGTGCAGGTAGATGTATCCGATCAGGTGCAGCGCCAGCGCACTGTTGGGTGCGCGCTCGAGCACCGAGAACGCAACCTGCGACGCGTGTTCATAGTCGCCGGCCTCGGCCAGCTTCCTTGCATCGACCAGGATTCGGCCCTGCTCAGATACGGGCATCTCCCTCATCGGTGAATCTTCGTCGTCAGCTTCGTGTGCGGGTACGCCGCGTTGATCTCACGCAGCAACGCCTTCGTGTGGCCGGGGTTGAAGATGTCGATGCCCTTGTTGCGCAGTTCGACCTGCACGATCGGCGGAAGGCTCGCGTAGCGCCAGAACGAGTTCTTGATCCCCTGCCGGCTGATCTCCGGGTCGTTGCGAACCCGCTCGGTGTGATCGAGGAACGCCTTGACTTCCGCGTCCTTTGCTTCCGAGTAAACCGTCACCTCATCCGCCACCGGGTCGTAGTTGAACCACTCGGTCAGGCCAGTGAACGGGTCTTTGTCCAGAATCGTCTTCATGAAAAACGGGCGAGGTTTCCCCCGCCCGTCCGTTGGTTACAACGATCAGCCGCCCGTGTTGCACACCTTCGCGTGCGCCAGCGGGTTCTGCACGACCAACGTCGCCTCGCACAGAATCGCCTTCTCGGTGCCGTCACGCGCGGCCGGGATGTCCTTCGTCTGGAAGCCACGAAGGAATGCCACCCCGACGTATTCCGGGTCGATACACAGCACCGCTTCGTCCCGCATCCAGCGGTTCATCACGGCTTTGTGTACGCCCACGTCCGACACCCAAATGTCGGCAGCGCCGATGATGTTCGCCTGCGTCGCGCCCTTGACATCGTTGAAGCGGGTCGCAATGCCGGTGAATCCCGAAAACTTCACCTTGTTTTCGAGGCTCATCATGATGACGCTCGGCTCGCCGCCCTGCGCCCACGCGAGTCCAACGGCCGTCTGCAAGTCGGCAACGCCGAACGCTTTGGCCGTGACCGTCGCAGCCGGAGCCGCCACCGTGCCGCCCGAGTAGCCGACGGTCGTGCCGCCGCTCGATCCCGTCGCTTTCACGCCGTTGCCAACACCCGAGGTCGCAATCCACGACTCCAGCGACGCCATCGTGCGAGCGGTCGCGGCGCTGCCGTTCTCAGACGCCTGATTGCGAACCAGTGCGTATTCCAGATCACGCTTGATCTCCTTCGACATGCGCGCGACGTTGCGGGCCATCTCCGACTTGCGGCCCACCTTGTCGACCGCCTCGAAAGTGCCCGACACGCTCGCCGTCTTGACGAGGATCTGCGTGTAGTTACCGAGAGTGGTCGGCTGCGCGCGGGCCGTGATCGAGTAATCCCCGCCTTCCAGCGCGGCATTCGCACCCGGCGAACTCAGCGCGTCATACGTCCACTGATGCAGCGTGTTCTTCGCTTTCAGCCGCTTCGCCATCGTGAGAAGCGGGGTATCGGTCGGGCTGATGTCGTAGATGACATCGTGGAAGTCCTCGCGGATCTTGTTGCCCGTGTAGCTGTGATTCTTGGCAATAGCCATTCCAAAACTCCTTAGACGAATCGCTCGAATAGTTTCGCGGCGTCGTCGATCTTTCCGGTTTTCTTCAATTGCTGCCGTAGCGCCTTCGTCTGCTCGTCATTCGCCTGAGCCGGCGTAGTGGAAGCCCCCGGTTTCGCCACCTTCGGCTTCGTGCCGAGGGACTTCGCCGATGCCTTCAACGCCTTTTGACTCTCACGAAAACGCGCCGCGTCATACGCTACTAACAGCGCCCTGTGATCCATCAGCGACCCCACTTCCTGCTCGCTGAAACCGCGCTCTGCCATGTAGGAGAGGATGCGGGTCTTGGCTTGCTGGAACTTGGAGTCGTCACGCCAATCCGGGATTGCCTTGAACAGAGCTTCGCGCTCACGTTTCAACGCCTCGGACTGGAACT